GCCCAAAGAAGACACGGTCAATGTTGATCCGGTCTGGTTCGCACCGTTCATAGTGCCGGTGGTGAATGTTCCGGCAACATGTTGAATGACCGTCTGATCCATTGCCCAGTCGAAACCGAGCACGTTCTGCGCGACTAAGCCGACTTTGTACTGCTTGCTGATTTCAGCCTGCGGATTGAACAATCCAGACAACGTGCTGACGGTACGAGACATCGTATAGGGATCAGCAATGATATTACGATTGACGCGCGGGCAGGAGTTGACGTCCAGCAGAGCACCCGCTTGAAGCCACGTGGCGGCAACCGGCGAGACCAAGGAGCCGGAATAATTCTGCACAAAATTCGGAATAGACTCCGCGCCGGTCATTACGTTGGCGGCTACATACGCTGCCAGATCATTTACCATCGGGTCGAGAATACGATACGAAAAATCATCTAAACTCAACGCCAAATCTTGTGACGTGAAAGAAACGTCCACCCCGGCTTGGGTACCGATAGTCAGAGTTGTCTGGTTCTCTGTGGTGTTCTGCGGCACGGCGGTTTGACCGACGCGCACGGTGTAGTCGTTCGGAAGTCTAATTCTCAACTGAGAACCGATTTTGGCCCCGGCCTTAGCAAATTGATCGTCATACTGACGATCCACCATCTGAATAAATGCGTTTGCGTTACGAAAAAGCTGAATGGCTTTTCTCGTGATTCCGGTAATTGTTAAGAGGCTGTTCGCCATGTGTATTTCCCTGAGAAAAGTGTTTGTAGTCTATTTTAGTTCTTCTCCGGGGCGGGCGACCGGGAAATACACGCCTTTAGTCATCTCAGCAGATTATGGGACGCTGGCAACCAGATATTGCTTATTTAGAGAACGCGATGCAATCAGCGCTTCTTTGCCTTGCATTTTGCATCCAATTTCTTCTGACCCGCAGCATCCGCCTTTTTATCGGCGGCACTGGCATCCCATTTCTTCACCGACTCGCCATGCTCTTTCGCATGTTTCTTATCGGCTTTGTCGTCGGCAGGCGATCCGTCATATTTCTTTTTCATTACATTATCTCCCGTACCGCGCAATCCGCGTTCTCGCGTCCTCGCGCCGCATGTACTCGTCTATCGGCATCTGCTCATCAGTCTGCTCCGCCCGTGCTTTTCCGGATATGGGTTTAATCGGCGCTGGAGCCTTGCTCTGCGGCTTCGGCGCGGGCGGCGCGGCTAACCTAGCCGCCAACTTGCCGAGGGCTGTACCCATCCTGTGCGCCGGCAAATCCATGATACGCTGCGCCTCGTCAGGGTTCTTGCCAAGGTAGTACAGGATTTTCTCAGCATCGCCGGTTTCATCTACCGCTTCGACAAACGGAACTGTAATATTGCCGACTTCTTTCAAGGCATCGAGTTTCTGCGCGAAATCAGGAAACGCCTCACAACCCGCTTTGTAGATCGCATTGGCGCGATCATTGTAAACCTTGACCTGAGCTAATTCGATAGCCTTCTGTTCCGCCAGGGCTTCGAGTTCCTGATCGCGTGGCAGTGCCGGTGACTTGCCTTCAAGACGATCTAATCGCTCCTGAAGTGCTTTAGCTTGTTTACGCGCTTCACGCTCCTGATACGCCAGTCGAGCGATCCGTTTTTCGAATTCTTCTTTTTGCTCTGCTGCGTCAGTATCTTCTTCAACCTGATCTTCGGCAGCTCGCTCAGATAGGCTGAGTTGCGTCTCCTGCGCAACCGTCTCAGTAATCGGGTCAAGCGGGGCATTTCTGGCCGCTTCGTCATTGGCAATCTGTTCGTCTAGTTCAGACATCTTATGATCCTTTCTCGGCAACGATCCCTGCCGGGTGGGTGGTTAACGTTTGTATTCTTTCTTCACAATATCTCGCATCGAGTGCAAGGTATTAATATCCAACTCGTATTGCGCGATCAATTGCTCAATCTGTTGCTCAATCGACAAGTCCGTGTAACGATTGGCTTCATCAAGTTGTAATGCTGCTTTCAAATCGGTTTCACTCGGGGTATTCTGTTGCGCATTCGGTTGTTCAACCGGCAATAGTCTCACTTTGTCAGTGCCGCCACAATAATAGCACACATCAATGTTGCCATTATTGGCATGAAAACAATTAGAACATTTCCAAGCATTCATTACAGCAGTCGCTTTTCGATCACCGACGTGCCGCCGTGCGGTAACTGATTATCCAGGATCAAGGCTTCGTAGATACGCTCTTTTTCCGAGTCCGAGGTGTTCGGATCGCCTAACATAGTACCAAGAATCTTCTTGGCTTCGGCTTTCAAGGTCGGCGCAATCTGCCTGACAAGATCGATTCGATTTTTGTTGATGGAATAAACTTCATTATGACGGGAATATAATTCCTCGACAACTTCCTGCGCCATTCCGACACACAAATCTGCAATCAGATTGTGCGCCGTCACATTCATATACTTCTCTTGATCGAGTTTCATCATTCGCTCTCTGGTGATGGTGATACGTTCGGTGCCGGTGGCGCAACCGGGCTGGGTGGTGCCGCCGGAGTCTGCGGCATCAGGCTGTTTTCCAGTTTGTGCGCCGCAATGATCGGATTGACCGGGGTTCCGAGAGCCTCTGACACTAATTGTCTAATAATTGGCCGCATCGCCTCGGGGTCGATGGCACCGACTGCCTTCATGCGGTTGGTTTCGGCGTTATACTGGTCGATGGCTTTCTGCTGCTCGATCTCGGTCGTTTTGTCCTGCGCGTTTTTCAGTTCGTCGCTGAGTTTCATCAGCAACTGGTGCTGCTGCGCTAATTGCTGCTGCGCCTCAGCCAATTTTTGATCCGGCTGGGTTTGTCCTAACGCCTGCGGGGGCACCATATTGTGCAACCGCTCGGCGATCTCGGTCGCCATTGGGAAATCGGCTGCCTTAAACAACAGATCACCGATAATCGGCGTCAAATTCTCGTTCACTTTCAAGATTTGAGAGATCGCGTTGAATGTTTCTTGTCTGCGACTTTCAAATGCCGGACCAATCGTTGCTTCAACGTCATATTTGCCGATTGACGGGTTGAAAATGGCCGCAATATTCTCCGGATCATAGGTCGGATCATCAGGGTCTTGTAGTTGCTGGTGCGCCTGTTGCGCGTCAGGATCAATGTGGATCGACTTCTGATCGCCATTGATCGCCAATATTTTCACTACCCGGTCGCTATCGTAAATCAATGGTATCAAATCCAGAATAATGCGTCCTGTGAAACGAATTGCCTGCGAGAAACGGTCGATGAAATGATAGGTGGCGTTTTCGCCCTGCCGTTGTCGGGCGTCTACCGCCGTGCCGGAAACCTCGTTCGATTTCATACCCATATTGGCTTCGTATTGACCCGTCACCATCATCATTTCGGAAGCGGCTAACTTAAGCCCGTCCAGATAGGCTTGGGACATCACCGGCGGCGGGGCACGTTCCGGTTTGGGAAGCGGCGAACCATCATCGCCAATGCCATTATAAGGCAGATACGCTTTGTTATCGATATTGGCGGTCGACCAGTTCTCCTCGAATCCACGAATCGCTTCGATAGCGGTCAGATATGGGATTTTACTCTGCAAAGCAACGAATTCAACCGCACTAGAAGACCAGTAATTGTAGATGCGTTGCGGATCGATCAGGCAACGAGTATGCCCGCGCCGGTCTAGTCGTTTGTCAATGATCGTTTCTTCGCCAATCACCCGTACGATCGGGATGAATTTGCCGGGGAATATCTTGCGATCCACGATCCGCTTGCCAGCGATCAGATACCATTCGATGACCGGCGTTTCGATGTCGCGGGTTCTAACCGAATTGATCTTCAACTGTTCTAATAATCCACTGTCTTTGACATCGGATTGTTTGACCGTGCTGCCGTTATCCAGTTCATGCAACGTGTCGGCTTGCATGCGCTTGCGGAAATACTCGCAAATCCGCACATGATCCTTATTATCCCAGTTGTCATAATGATGACTGTCATAACCGAATGGCGACTGACTGTCATTGACATCAGCCTCGTCGCCATACTCAACTTCATAATCCTCGCGCGGCATGTCATTGAATACCATCGCATATCTGGCATCAGAACCATCCGCTTCAGTAATGTCAGGGTCCATGTAAATCGACAACGGGTCTTGAACGCGGCGAATAAAGATATCCTGTGCAAACGAATCAGGGCTATCATATTCCGTAACGACCCGCCAATAGCCAAGTCCCGCGATCACCTGACCGTAGCAGGCATTGTTGTACGCAGTCTGGGCATTCGATTCATATTCGATATGACGGATAATTCCCTCGAAGATTGCGGCAGCGTCATAACTAGCCCCATCCCCAACCGGACGAATTTCGATTTGAGATTGATTTTGTCGCTGATCGTTAATGATCTGCAAACAATGCTGCTTCGTCTTATTGATGGTCAAACACGGACGATTGCTCGATGTTCTATCGTTACTGATTTCGGCTGGCCATTGATACATATTCTGAGAATCGGCATTGGCGAACTTCATATCAAACACGAAGTTGTTTCTGGCTTCCTGTTCCCAATCTTCAGCACGACGGAACCGCTCCTTCGCTTCATGGACAATCTTCTCGTCCCTCGTCAATCCGGTTGTGTCGCTTTTTGCCATGTTCTACCAAGTGAAAATTGTGAAAATCTGCGTTATTTATCGCCTTGCGCCAGAAAACCCACGGGTCTTTAGCCCGTGGGTAGTTCACGGATTACGACATCCATCCAGCTTGACGCGGAACGATATGCGGCTGATTATACGGGCGAACAAACTTCGGCGGCTTAATGACGATAGCCATGTAACGAAAAGCGTCGGCACCATGACTGTTATGATCGTGTTTCGGCTTCGGATTATTCGCCTCAATGTCCCAGGTATAACCCTGTAATGCAGTCAACAATGCGGCACATTTGCGCTCGTCAATCCAGATACTCGGAAACAGGATAGTTCTGGCGGCATTGATTCCGTCATTAACCGATAATCGCGGCACGATCTGCACTTTGCGACCCGACAAACGCATGACTTCTTCAATGCTGCGTCCGGTGCCTAATTGATGCGCTTTAGCATCATGCGGCAGAAAATCGGTGTTGTAGATATACGGCTTGTCTTGCAAAATGCGAATGTAATCATGGATCGGCTTGCCACTATCCTCGATGTAATCAATCACCCGGAACTGCATAGCAACGACCTGCGCAATGATGATACAACACCGATCCGCCATTCCCAAGTCCCAGTACGTGTTGCACGGAATTGTGCGATCATACGGCACTTCACAAATCCGGTTTTCCTCTTGGGCTTTTCTCAGTTCCTTGGCATAGATCGCATTATCAAGAATAATCTTTGGATGACCGAGCCAGACATTCAGGTAGGCGTCGGGATCGCTTTCTTTCATGTAATCCGCTTCGGCGATCACCTCTCTGCCGAGCGCCGTTTCCATGATAAACGGATTATCCAGATAATTGATTTTTACGAGACATGTGTTCGGCGGCGGATTAATCACATAGCGCTGGTAAGTTTCCGAATTCAGCATCGACGGATTGAACGTTACGAAAATTTGACTATTCGGCTTGCGGATGGTCGGGATCAATATCTGCCACGATTCCTTCGTTACATTTTCGGCTTCCTCCACCCAGCAAATGTCAATCGCCTCATACGACTTCAAACCCGTCGGATTGTTGCGAATACCACCGAAACGGAACTCGGTGCCGTTCTTGCCGAATATGGTGGCTTTCTCGACAGTGTAATGATCCGTCAAACCAAGTTCTTCAATCTGATTGGTCAGCAGTTTATGCACCGAGTCGCTGATACTCGACATATATTCACGCGCACATAACACCCTCAACCGCCCGTACACGCCCCTGATCAGCAAAGCCCGCGCAACCGCCCAGGACTTGCCACCTGCCCTGCCACCATATAACACAATGGTGCGGCATTTCGACTCAAATAACGGATGAATCAACTTCGGCGGAAATCCCGCATCGATCTGACGACACTCGATCATGGCTTTATTTATTATAGCGGAGCGAGGTGCCGAATTCCAGGTCAGTCGGTGTCTAGTGTAGTGTAGGTATAGTCAATAAAGGGCTAATTGTACAAGTACATATATATAAAAAAAAAACTATATTTTATTAGTACATACCGGGGTAGCTTATGACTCATCAAATGGTGTCTTTTGGGGGCGTTTTAGGTCTACGGCAGCGACCAGATCGAGCAAAACCCCGCCATTCCAGCACATCGGTGTAGTTTGAAAATGCAATTTGTCAAGAATTACAGAGTTCTTAGTCTATTTGCAGATTGTCAACCGCGCTTGAACAAGAACTTCGAAGAACTTCGTAGTT